CTCTCGCACGTGTTTCCGCATCAATAACACCCTGTCTCTCTGCTTCTACAGCACTTCTTTCTTGTTGTTGTGCCTCTTCATACTGCTGTCTTTCTCTCGCACTCTCCGCATATACTTCTTGAAGAGCAGCCTTTTGAGCCTTTTCTTGGTAGATGCGGTCTGCTTCCAACCATCGTTCATTCGCTTCACGTTTTGCCTTCTCAAACTCTGCCTTCTTCTTCTCATCCTCACCGACTTCCAACTCAAAGACATATTGTACGTCCTCCGGTGGATTGTCCCAGTTGATGTCCTCCAATGGAATGGTAATGTCGGGGATTTGCCATAAATCCAGTCCTTCTCCAATCTTGGCAATCTTCACACCTGCCTTGATGACAGACAGACCACGAGCAGCAAGTTGTTGTGCCTTCTCCAGATTTGTAAGTTGAGGTGCGATTGCTTGCCATCCACGTTGACCGAACAACAATGTCTTGATTGACCCAGGGTTCTTCACAAGAATACGTGCCTTGTTGCCAACCTTTGTAATCGAAGTTGCCAAGTCGCTCACCTGTCGGAGTTTCGCAAGAAGTCCAGTCCTCACTGCGACATTGTTCACCCTGTTTGTAATCGCAGCCGCCTTTGCCAACGTGTTTCCAAGTGCCGCAGCCTTTGCCGCAGGAGCAGCCGCCTTTGTCGCAGCAATCCCTGCCCGAACAGCATCATCAAATCCACCCGCAGCAGCAGCACCTGGTATAATCGCAAATGCCATCGCAGCAATGTCAAGGGGGTCAACAGGACGTCCTTGTGCTACATTTCCAATGATGTTCATAGTAGGACCCAATGCTCCCAACGCAGCAACGACGACGGGACCTGCTGTACCGCCTGACAAGACCAGAGCAGCAAGAGAGGCAATCGTTCCAATAATGAAAATCCATGTGTCTGGGTCGGACAAGGTCACACCCAACTGCTTTCCAAAGTCATTCATCGCAGATGCCACACCATTCTGGTTGGGGTCAAAGGCACGTGCCATCTTCTCACCCAAATCCTTAAAGGCTGCTTCTGTATTCGCACCGAACTTCTTGAATGCCTCCTCAATACCATTCTTCTTGGGGTCAAATGTCCGTCCTAGATTCTCCTCCGAGAATGCTTCTGCTATACCATTCTTCTTCGGGTCGAATGTGTTCTCAAACCAGTTCTCTATAGCATTCCTGCCCGCCCCCCTCGGGCTTTTTTTTTATAGCGTCGCCCCGAGCCACTTGGCACGAGAATGGGTCTCTGTTCCGTCACAGGAGTTCCCATTTGGAATGTAGGAGGAACAGCCGCAGGTGCTACACCTTGTTGACGGCGAATGTTCTCAACCATCAGTTGCTTGTCGGCAGGACTAGAGTAGAAGGTAAGGTATAAATGAACCAACTGCCACGTATGAATGAACGGGCATTCAACGACTTTGTGGATGCGTTGGAGAGGGAAGTGGACGAGGATGAACAAGATGCCATTCGTGACCTAGCAGTGACATTGACTCGTTGGGTCAATCCTCGTGACCTTCCGGTAGAACAACGAGCAAGAAACAGAACCTTTTGGATGCGACTTGCGGAACGTGCTAGGACAGAAGCACGCAATGCCACAGGACAGAATGACCCTCCCGTAATGCCTCCGTTACGTCCTCGTAATCCTGCGTGGATTGGAGAGGATGAGGACAATGAAGAAGAGCAGGGATTTATTGATGTGACTCCAGATGCTTCTGACGCAGAGTCCGAGAATCCACGACAACCCAGTTCTAACGGGTCGCAGAGTTCTGGTGTCGATGCGGGGTCTCCTCTGCCGGAGATTGAGTCTCCTCCTGGGTCTCCTCGTGGCAGTGGTTACAAGATGCGTAAAGTCCCCAAGAAGCAGTTGTATTGGGTTGTCAACAAGGTGACTGGGAAGAAGCATAGTCGAGAAGGGTTGCCCAAGGAACGTGCCAAGGCACAGATGCGGGCATTGTATGCAGCAGAGAGTGGTGCTGTTATGCGTGGAAAGGCATTGCCAACTATGAAGGCGTCAACCCTGTCGCAGATTGCTCGTATGGGGTATAAGTCAGGGTCAGAGTTGTTGAAGGAGATTGATGGTTGGACGTTGGATGTTGTGACGCCTACCTTGAAGTTCTACAGGAATGGGCAATATGTGATTGTGGGTGTGCGTGGTAGTCAGACATTGAGTGATTGGACAGACGCAAACAGACGTATTCTTACCAATACACTGACGGACTCCAAGCGGTATAAGGAGGATGTGAGAGGTGTGACTGACTTTCTCGAACGTAGTCCTGGTGTATTCCTGTATGGAGCAGGGCATTCCCTCGGTGGTGCTATTCTAGATGAACTCATCAAGGCAGGATTGGTCTTGGAGGCAGTCAGTTTCAATCCTGCTGTCCAACCCAAGTTCTATGAGGATGAGGATTTGGCAGAGAAGCACAAGAGAATCTACTATGAGGGTGACCCTGTGTATTTGATTATGGGTAGGTATGCTGTGGGGGCAGAGTTGCGAAAGGCAGGAGAAGCAGATTGGTTGGTTCAGTATGCCATTCAGTTTCCCAAAGTTCCTGCGTTGGATGCTGCGACATTAAAGGCAGTGACAAAACTTGCCTCTATTCCTGCTCTTGCGACAGGTGCGTATGCGTCTATAAAGTCACACCAACTGACACCTTGGTTGAAGGATGATGATGATTTAGCAATGATGAAGTCGTTACAGAAGGGTATTGAGTCATTCAGGAAGGAGGCAAAGGGTGGCAGGATGAAGGGTGGGGCATTGAAGGGTATGCCTACCTTCTGGACACTCGAGCAGTGGCAGAACTTCATCAAGTATGTGGATGCTGTGGTCTTTGACACACTCTCCGACACAAAGGCAAAGAGTGCCGTGACGATTATTCTCACTGCTCTTGGATTTGCTCCGCAGTTTCAGGCTGCTCTTGCTGCTGGATTGACCTTCTGGGAAGCGGCGGTTGCCTTGGGACCTCTTGTTGCGAGTGCTGCGACAGGAGCAACGGCTGCTCCACCGATTGCGATTGCGGCACTGGGTATTTCCGTGTCGGTAGGCACTGCGATTGCTATTTTCTGGGCGTTGGTCTACGCACACGAGTACCTGTACCCTGGATGTACACCCGAGTTGGTCAAGGCAGGAAAGGCGTGTAATGAGTTGCGAACAAAGAAGGTCAGTGAGGATTTGTATAAGGATGTGATGAGGTTGAAGGCAGAGTTGGAGGAGAGCAAGAAGAGGGATGAGGAGTTCAAGAAGGGGAAGGGCAAGGGCAAGGTTGCTGAACCCCAAAGGGGGAAGAAGGGGAAGAAGAATGCTTCTCATCTAGTTGCGATTGCCAAGGAGGCAGCCTCTCGTATTCGTGGTGGCATCAAGAGTTCTGACATGGAGAAGTTTGAGACCATTATAAGAGTTCAGCAGAGTGGATGGAACACTACACATGAGGGTGCTAGGAACGCACGTCGATTCTTGAACTTCTTGCGGAGTGGCGTGTTGACAGCACAGGATGTTGACATACTGGGTCCGCAGATTATTCATATAGATGCGTTGATTACGGAATGGGAGAAAAACCCAGACCGACGCTTCCGGGTAAGGGATGAGGCAGTCTTTCGGTTTTTGAAGACTCTGGCAACTGCTGTGCGTGCCTTGCCTGTCCAGCGTCCTCCTGCTCCCAGTCCACCGACCAGTCCTCGTGGTAGTGGTGTTGTTCTCCCAGAGTTTCCAGTTGTGAATCCACCTGGAAATGCGGAAGAGAAGAGGTTGTATTTTCGAATGGTGAGGGATTGGTTGATTAAAGTGTATGCCAACTTCTTTCGACCTACACTCGTTCGCAAACTTCACATGGAAGAGAATAGTCCCGGCAGTCTTGAAATACAGGACTTGGCAGAGACACTCCAATCCATCAAGGCAGAGGTAGAGGAGTTCAGGGACACTGTCTACTATGGCAGTCGAAGGGAGTGGGAACATGTATACAATGAGGCACTTGTCACGGCAGGGATTACGGAGAGAGACTAACACTTGTAGTCTTGGAGGTTGGCGAGACTGACAATCCTGCCCTTACTCCTGAACCCATCACCACCACTCACATTCCGTAGAGAGGGTTGGTCTCGTAGCACCTGTGTTGGAATCTTATACCAGTCATAGTCTTGATTTGGTTTCACGACGAAATATACATAGTAATCAGCCTTGCTTGTGGAAATCCCGCTAGGCTTGTTGTTACACTCGTACTCTACAAAACAGCAGTTGGTGCGATGGGCATAGCGGTCTGACTTACACTCGTACGTGGCATTGGCGGTTCGAAAATCCCAATCTGAAAAGCACCCTTCCGCGACCTCTACCACATTCTCTCCCAGCAGTTGTTGAGCAAGAAGTTCCCATTTCTTTCCAAAGGACAAGTCGTTAGAGAAGTTTCCCATTTGTATAGAGTAAATACTTTCTTTTAAGTGGAGAATACCGCAGGCGAGGGAAAACGGATTGTTGTTCGGCAGGGCAGTCAGTCTTCTCCCCAGACAGAATGAGTTCCACACCAGTTAAGATGATGAAGCAGAACACAATCACCTTTGTGAAGGTTGTTCGGTATACGCAGTGTTACACAAAGAAGGAGTTTATGGAGATTGACTTCACATTTGGAGATGGGACTGACCTGAAGCAGGAAGACAAAGAAAAAATGTGGAAGAAGTTGGTAGAGAGGTCATCTGCGTGTGGTGAGATTATGTATGATGACGAGTGTGATGAGAAAGATGAGAGACATGGTTGGACGGACGATGTTTACGAACAAGCAACAGACGAGGTTATTGACGAGATTCAAAAGGAGCGTACTACAACCGAAGAGGTTGCGTAAGGAGTTTGATTGAGAGTTGAGAGTTGAGAGTTTTTGCGTGGCGTCAAAACGGATTCGTGTTCACCAAGGCAGTCAGTCTTCCCCCCAGACAGAAAGTTAAAATGGCATACACAGACAGCAATCTCGCAATCGCAATCAAGGTGGACACCGCCGAACAGGCAGACAAGGCAGTCCGAGAGTTTGTAGTAAGCATAGCACAGTCTATGAAGGAATGTAAGCAACGCAAGCAACCATTGTTTGTGCTTCCGAACTGGAAGTTCAAGTCCGAAGTAACTGCGATTGAGTTCTCCGCACTCGCAGTTGCTTTGCTGGAGAAGACCACGAAGGAGAAGTTCCATACATGTAGGATGGACACTGGACACGAAGGACATCTGATGATGGCGTTGGGTTGGGGAATGTCCGAGGACGAGTTCAGAGAGAGTATGAGTGGACTAGAAGTTTGTAAGACCTGCGACAAGTGTGGGAAGGAAACTACCCTTCACAAGTGTGGGGGTTGCGGGACAAAGTATTATTGTGGGAAGGACTGCCAGAAGGCGGATTGGAAGGAACATAAGAAGGAGTGTAAGAGGAAGCAGGCTGCCTACAAGTCGGTAGGCATAGTGGTTTCATAAGCAAGGTAAGTGTTACATGTATAGAGTTCATTTTTTAATGACCTATGACAAGTCGTCAAAAACGGATTGTTGTTCGGCAGGGCAGTCAGTCTTCCCCCCCAGACAGAATGAATACAGAAACAGCAAAGCAACTCGTGGCAGGAGACGTGTGTATGTTCTGCCTTGTCACATTGACGAATGAAACAAGGCATAAAATATATGAGGAATATTATTGGCAACCTGGTTATAGAGAGTGTATGTGTAAGGTGTGTAATGCGAAGTTTGAAGAGTTGACAGAGGCAGGAGAGCAACCTGACCTACCTTACCTTGATGAAGCAGTCGAGATTGTTGGCGAGTTATGTCAGGAGTGTCTAACGGATGGGTTTACGATTGTTCATGGTTGGATGGGAATAGGACGACGACTCTGTAAGGGTTGCTCTACAAAGAATGTATGTCCTCCTGGTAAGGATTGTGAGTGGTGTGACGAGAAGCGTGTTACACCCAACTAACACGGGACAACCCATACCCACGCGGGCGTTTGATGAGGTAGGGACACGAGGATGAACCGCAGGAACACATTTGTGTATGTATGTGTTTTTTATTTCAATGTCCTAGTGAGTATTTACTCTTACACGTCCCCTCTTGACACCTTCCGCACTTCATGTGCTTCTGTTCGTAGTCTGCCTTGGCAGTGTTGTAACCCTTCTTCCACATGTGACATTCATTTGGAAACCTAACCTCTACTATACATTCATGTTCGTAGTCCATCGATGTCTGTGTTCCAGAATGAAGAATGCCTTTCTTTCCAAAGACACTCTTTCCTACCTTATACCCTTGTTTGAACTCGGACTCTGCGTCAATGCCAAAGTAGAGGTTCAGTCTGTCATGATGTGTTGGTGTGTAACCAGCCTTCAACATACAGAGAATGAGTTCACCATTGGAGACATAACTCTCTACCTCTTTCGCAAGTTCGTTCTCTACTTGATGCTTCAACCAATACGAACTTATTCTTCCTTTCTTTGGTTTGTAGTTGTCTCGAATGAACTCTGTTATAGTGTCCATTCTAGGTAATGTGTCCTCTGTTATGACCATAGGTGTTTCGGTTCTTGATTTGTTTTCAGTACACACACCACTCAATCCAACGTTATACTTCTGTGCGAATGTGTTGTATTCCTCCATATATATTACATCATATGACTTGTGTAAGTCAGTATGATTTACTATATTGTATGTGATTTATGGACGTTAGGGGTGAGGGGTTAGGGGGGGCTTAAATCAGGAGTAGAATCAACTTTTTATTTTCAAAAACACAAGTTACTCTCTATACAAACACCCTTCTAACCCCTAACCCCCCTAACCTACTCATCTTATTCTATTATACTACTACTCTCTACGTAACAAATAGGTAAGAAAGACTAAAAAAAGAGAGGTTAGGGGTCTAAAACATACCCCTAACCCCCCCCTAACCTAGGTTAGGGGTTATAAGAACTCCTGGTCAGTCAAATATTTCAGGACTGCGGGTCTGTCTATGGTTATTTTACTAATGTTCTGCGGTTTCTGTCTGCTAATCCCAGTCCTCTTGTTGGCGAGTTCAGACATTCGCGACCCGAATGCTGTAATACTTGCCCTGTCAACATTGTTTGCGACTGCCCAAGAGTTATACATCTGTAACCAGTCTGTTGTCTTGTTCTGGATTGGAGTGCCATCCTCCTCATCCATAAACCCCTCTTCTGTGTCAAGAACCCATTGAAGAATGGAATCCATAGAGGAACGCTTCATCTCCCTGTACAACTCATTCTTGGGAATGTTGGTATGGTGGAACTTTGAAATGTCTCTTGCCATCAGAAAGTCGTAGAACGCACGAATGACTTCCGGTCTCTTCATGTACTCTGTCAGTCGGTTGAAGTAACTAGCGTCACAAATATGCTCTTCACTAGACCTGAACACAGCATAACGTCTGTTGCTGTCCTCTACTTTGAGTGCGTTCATGTTGTTGGTCGTGAAGAAGAAGCGACAGAAACTCTTCACGTTTGACTTGGCATCTCTGCCCTTGCCCTCAATACGAATACGACCACACGTAATCATACGCTTCAAATCATCTGCGTTCTCATGGGTTGTCTTCCTGTCTACCTCATCGCAGTGAATCAACAACTTCCCTTCCAAGTCAGAGTTGAACGTTCCAAAGCACTTGGATGCCTTACCAATCATGTAATACTGGTGTAGACCAAGAACAGACTCACCAAACCAGTTGACAATGATGTCCTTGCCTACACCCTGGTCACCATACAATAGGATTGCGATGCCCATAAGCACAGCAGGGTATTGGACAATCTGGGCAAAGTAGTCTAGGATGAAGTCAGACCCAATCGTCTCATTCCCTGCCATAACACGAATGTGGTGTAGAATAGGTTCGAGGTCAACAGTCTCTCCGGAAGGTAGGAATGACGCTTCTGCCTTCATGAAGCAGTTGTATACGTCAACTGGACATTCGGATGCGTCTGGGTAGAAACCAATCCTCTTGTAGGTTCGCTTGGTGTTGTCCTTACTCCACACAGAGAAGAAGTCAATCTCCTCGGGTTCACCCTTCTTTGTTAATCGTTCGAACTTCCAAGTCTTCAACAGGTCAGAACACTCCTTGGGTGTGTATGGCAACACCTCGCGGTCAGTCGCACGAACATAGATTGGTTTGGGTTCTTCTACGAAAAAGTGATTGACCTCAAACAGAGACTTCAACGCACCATAACTCAAAGGCGAATACTTTCTCCTGATGCCATCGTATGCGGATTCGTTGGACTGACGACTCATGAACAGAATACTACCGAGTGTCCTCTTGTTGCCGTCTTGTCTGTCACGTAACCCATCGTAGAGTTTCCTCGTTTCCGAATGACTATACTGCGGACATTTCTGCGACCAAGCGTCAAACAACTCTCGCCCTTCCTCTCCAAGCACATTGAACAACGTCTGACCCATAGTATACCATTCATTCCAGTTTGTGTTCGTATTGGGTATGTTGTCTAGATGTTCTGCCAACTCCTTGTCCTCGATGGTTCGGTTGAGAATCTGGTGAGCATACTTCTTGCGAGTCTCGGGTGTAGAGACAATGAACTCCTTGGCGACCTTCCATAGACTCTCGTTGACACTGACTGCCTGTGGAACACCTTTGAGTGCTTCATACTTGTAGGTTGTTCCCTTGTACTCGTATTGAGAACCCTCTACAATGACTTGGTCTACAAGGAAATCAATGTCACCACTCTCTGGTTCACTCAAAATCTCAAACCCTTCTACCTTGGTCTTCTGGTGAAGTTCCCAACCCTCCTCCAACGCAGGCACTTTGAAGTAGAAATGAACACCACCTGACCCAGTCTGGACTACATACTCGGATTGACGCATCAGTTCTTCCCACGCGTTCGGGAGAACAATCTCTTGTGCTGTCTTCCCATCCTTGACATCAATGTCTATAACATACATACCAGCCTTCTTCAAATCCATCATCCACATGGATGGAAACCCTCCATCCAGTGTCTCGGTAGTCTTACTCACTTCAAACTTACCTTTTTTCTTCCAGTCTTTATGCGGTATAGAAGGTCCTTTGGCGACACGATTCTTCTTGTCATCAAAGTGGGGGGAGCATTTTACTGCTGTCATGGGAATCGCATTGGATTTGGCGAACTCACGAATAGTACTCATCTGTCTTATTGTATAGTATATAGTTTATATTTAAACCCCTTCTGACGAACCCTCCTTTTCAGAACCTACCCCCGCGACCTCCTTTCTGGGACGACCACGTGGACGAGGGTTGGGATGCTCCTCTTTATACTTTGCCAACCGACTCTCACGGACTTTTTGGTAATACTTCTTTTGAGCAGTCTTGAGTGACTCATAATGACGCACGGCTGCCTCTACGTTGGTTGGTTGTTCCATTGTTATATAGTATGTAGATTAATATGTGTAAGTCAAACTAATCATCCTCACCCGTGTTGAGAATCCATGCTTCCGTCTCGGTAATACAATGTTGGGGGAAGTTCTTTGCCACGCAAATCCACCGACTACCACTCTTGCGTAACCGACTGACTTCCTCGGGTGTCATGCCAAGGTAAGTCTTCAACATGTAGTTCAACGCATGACTGCCGGTAGACTGGGGGTATAGAACAAAATGGGTTGCCTCTGTCAACATCAATCTCGTCTTTTTGTAGTTGGACAGGTAGTGGGTCATACACAACATGGTTGTGTTGGAATGTCGACCCATAGTGGCAATGTCATCAATCAACTTCTGGACACACTTCTCCTCCTTCCCCGTGAATGTGTCATAGTCATCGAACAGAATAAGGCAGTTCTCTAACGGGTCAAGGTTAGTCAAGGGTTCAGCCATCAACTTCTCAATGTTGAGACGAATGGGTTTGCCAGTCTTCATGCTGTCAAGAGTAGAGTCCTCTGCCAGTTTGGACACCAAGTAAATATTCCTGTCTGGGAACTGCTTCTTATACCTCTCGGCAAGGTTACGGGCAACATAAGACTTGCCTGACCCCGAAGCACCTGCGATGTAGTAGACACCACGCTTGTCCTTGTCTGGACAGGGCAACAGAACAAACTGCGACCCAGGAGGCAAGGACACACGAGTCTGCTTGTCTTCCTTGGCAGTCAACCCCTTATAAATACTCGCCAACTCGGGAGGCAGATGGTCTGCGGACAAACCACGCACATAGGCATCATTCATCAACTTCAATGCCTCTGTCTGCTTGCGACTAGTCATCTTGCCCAGTCTCGCCTTGCCAAAGTCCAACTCCTGAATCACCTTCTTCCCCTTCTTACCGAACTTGCCGTCATTCAACTTCAAGACCTGCCCATTCAAGTCACCACCCTCCACCACGGCAATCGGCGTTCCCTCATCAAAACCAAGACTTACCTCCAATGGCATTTAGTTCCTATGCCTATTTTTTCTACTCGTGCTTTTCCCCGAACACCACAACTACGGAGTAAAGTCAGCAGGAATGGGGTAATACCCTGTCTTCATCAATGCTTCCCTGCTTTTCTCTTGAAGCAACTTCCGCAACACCTTCACATCCGAGACACGCGGGATGACAAGAGGAATCGGCAGTTTGGCATACTTCATCCTCATCTCGTCCAGAGCATTCCGCACACTCTCCTTCTCCAAACCACTCTCTGCCCCAACCTCTTCCATCAGTTCCAGATTCGACACGACCACATACAAGAACCCTAGGGGAGAGTTGAACAAGTCCCGCAACACTGCCACGCCTTCCCTGTTTCCCCGCACCTTCTCCAACAGGTAGATGCGTTTGGCAACCTTGAACCAGTTGCCTTCCTCTGCCAACACCAGAATGTCCTCACGAATCGCAGTCTCATAATCCGGCAACCTTGCCTCTTTTGACCACAGGACAATGCTGCTGAACTCGACAATATGCCTAGGAAAGTAAGTCACAGCATCTACCTTGAAAGGACTGGTTGTACATGCGTCTTCCAGTGTCAGCACAGACCCATCGCGTAGTTTCAGAAACCCCTGCTCCACATCTGACACCTCCCATCGAAAGACACCAAACCGAAGTGCCTTTCTCGCACGCAAGAAGTCAACAGGAGTCAGGTCATTCTTCAAGAGACTGCGGGCTGTCTTGTAGTCTGCGTCCGTCACAATGTTCTTCTTCCACAAATCCCCTAGCGTCTCTAACTCCTCGTTACGATTGTAACCGACAAGCACACCCTTTTCCAAGGTTGGTTTGCGTAACAAGTTCCACTCTACCTTTTGACCACACTTGATGTCAGTCACTCGCACAAAGGGCAAGTCATCCAACGCAACGACCTGCTGACGAATGCGACGAAGTGTCTCTACCCGTAGAGGAAGAGTGTCCATCACATCCACATCTCCTGAATACAAGATTTCCTTCTCACCCGCACTCCCTACAACCTTGGCGTCAGAGGAGAACATCAAGTACCGCAACACACCTCTGTATTCCTCACTGAAACTCTGGGGAACTTTGCGGAGCATTTGTGTAAGAGAAGGGAATGTAAATCCTCACGCTAGACACAAATGGAAAGTGAGTCAGGAACAGTCATCAACTGGCATGAGAGTTTGGAAGACTACCTTGCGTCTATGGGTGAGAAAGCACACTGCCTGTCTTGGTGTCACAAACGAGCAGAGGAGTTGTATTCAGAACGTCGAACACTCATAGACTTGCCTGTCATTGTCCTGTCTGCTGTGACGGGGTTTATAAGTGTCGGGACTGCGACCATGTTCCCAGGACAAGAAACCAATGCGTCGATTGCCTTGGGTGTGTGTTCTCTCTTTGTGTCAGTCCTCAACACAACCGGTGCGTATTTCGGTTGGGCAAGACGTGCGGAAGGTCACAGGATTAGTAGCATTCACTACTCAAAACTCTACCGGCAACTTGTAGTAGAACTGGCACTTCCACGTGAAGAACGAACACCCCCGACCACACTTCTCAAACACATCCGTGAGCAGTATGACAGACTCCAAGAGATTAGTCCCTTATTACCACCCCAGGTCATACAGGTGTTCCAACGTAGGTTTGACAACAAGGCAGAGTACAAGAAGGTCTCCAAGCCTAGCGAGTTGAATGGACTGGAACACATTGAAGTCTACCGGAAGAATCCATTATTTCCTTCCTCACCACTTTACAATGCCACCCCAAATCAAGACATACAAATCAGGATTCCGAGCATACCTGAACAACACGCCAGTGAGTCGCAAACCGGTAGACCTAGGGAGAGCCATACAACAGAAGAACGCTCTCGTGTCGGGAACGAAGGCGGAGGAAGTGCGTAGGTATGCCCTGTCCAAAGGAGACATTCTCTCCATGATTCCAACCCTGCGAATCATAACATACCCTGAACTTCACAACTACAACACCATTGAGGATGCTCTAGACGAGAAGGGAAGGTTACTCCTCCTTTATTTAACGGAGGACGAACACACAGGACACTGGGTCTGCCTACTGAAACGACGCAACACAAACACGATTGAATATTTTGATTCGTACGGCAACTATAAACCCGACGAAGAAGGAAAGTGGTTAAGTCCGCAAGACCTACAAAGGTTCAAGCAAGACACGAAATACTTGACGGAGTTGCTAGACAAGAGTAACACTCGTGTTGTGTATAACAAAGTTCCCTTTCAGAAGGAACATTCCGATGTGAACACCTGTGGACGCCATTGTGTCACGCGACTGTATATGAAGCACCTTCCCTTGAAAGACTACACACAAATGATTTTAGACTCGGGGACGCACCCTGACGATTTCGTCAGTTCCTTCACCCACAAACTCTTGGGCAAGTAGGGGAAAACCTGCCCGTCTTCCTTTCTTCTCAATACATAAATGTCCATGTCACGAGTAGAAATCGGTGGGTCAGCAGCAGACCCTGATTATGTGTTTTACAACGCCACCATCATCAACAACAATCAGGCGACCGCACAGAACGTGGACGACCCGACGATGTTGTTTCAGGACACGCGTGAGAGTCCTTTGGTGAAGGATGCCAGTCAGTATGTCGTGTCGGTGGAAAACTTCACTCTCAACGGAATCACCAAAACACTCCCTGTGTTTATTCCCCAGATTCAGGCAAACCAGTCCAACCCAAACCTGACCATCTACACCATCTCCTTTGGTCTCCGTCTCGTCGTCGCAGGAAAGACATTCATCACACAGGCAACCGAACCTGTCATCTGGGAATCTGAACTGGTTGGAAATGGTCTATATACACCCGTCCCAACGACTGCTGTTCCAAGGCAAGTCGAGTCGCCCTACTACTACTGCTACACCTACTCACATTGGGTTCGCCTCGTCAACAAGGCACTGGCAAGGGCGTGGAGACAGGTCATGCTTCTCTACCAAACCAACACAACCCTGTTGAATGTAGGTCCCTATGACTCTGCAGCAGGAACTCTGGGTGGTGTCGGCAGTGTTGTCTTCCCTGCGACTCTGTGTCCATTCTACGAGTTCGACCCGACAACCCAACTCTTCTCGCTGTGCCAAGACGCCCAGTCCTCTGTGTTTCTGGGTGCGAGTGCGACGGCAGTCACGACAGACCAATACCCTACCGACAACTCAACTGCCATCAACGAGACCTTTGGTCCCTATAGTCAACGCACGACTGCGAACAGCACAGCAGGAACAGCACAAGCCACCAGTGAGAGTGGAAGCATAGAGACCACAGCAAGTCTGCCCTACTACCTGAACGAGTATTCGTATGTAGGTTACAATGCCAACATGGAAGGGTTGCTGACCAACTTTGACACCAAGTTCTATGGAGCAGGCACACCCTACAACTCTATTTTCGGTGGATTGGTCACCGCACTCGCCCTGCCCGAGAATGTGGTTGCCTGCCAACCCGACCAGCAGTATTACAACTCGACCATCTTCAAACTGGTTGACCCACGCACATCAGAACCTTTTGTGAATGGAAGTGTCTACCGCCTCTACTGCCGAGAGACACAGGACTTTACCTCCACCGGCACACTCTGGAGTCCAGTCGCCTCGCTGGTCATCGTCACCAGTATGCTTCCAGTCAGGAATGAGGTCAGTTCCAGTCCGATTACCTTTGGCACGAGTAACCTAGGCACTACCTCTGCCTCGTCAGGTAGTTTCAACAAGATTCTGATTGAGACACCGATTGAGATTCTCAACGCAGCAGACTGGCGTGACATGATTACCTACGAACCCAAGGTCGCCACCTACACCAGTCTCACAACATCCCAAGAACCTGTCCAGAACATTGACATGCGTCTTTTCTGGCGAAATCGTCTCACCAACCAACTCGTGCCACTCCAAGCCTACAACTCTGGCAGTATGAACGTCCGCCTCCTATTCAAGAGAAAGAATGCCTTGTAGTGTCCTCGTCGTTCAGTCCAAAAAAATCCTCCCTCGGTCTTAATAAATGTCGTCTGCTGATGTGTCCAAGTTTGCCGTGGTAGACCCTCGTGTCCTCCAGACCAAGCCCAAGTATGCTGTTGAAAAGGGTGCTTTGTCCATCACCAACCAGTCCTTTACCTCCATCGCCAACTCTGCCTCGCAGGTGGCATGGAACGTCCAGGTGCCGTCCGAGAACATCTTCGTTGACCGCGAAATCCGTTGGTCTGGTTCTCTGCGACTGGCAGTGACCATGCCTTCCAAGGCATACACCGCCGGTGATGTCATCCTTGTGCCGGGTCGTCACTTTGCCCCTGCCGCCTTTCCCTTCCACCAGTGCGTGTCGACCATGTCTACCACCATCAACGATGCCACAACCTCTGTGAACACCCAGGATGTCATCAACCAGGTGCTTCGTCTGGCAGACCAGTCCGAGTCTCGTAAGCAGAGGACTTGCCCAACCATGTTGGACAGGTATGCTCTTTACCCAGACACGACTGACACGACCATCCACAACTCTCCCCTGGAGTCGTATGGTGCGAGTTACAACCCTGATGAGCAGCCCAACGGAGCGTGGGGTAAGATTACCTTCTGGACTGACGCAGCATTCTCTCTCCAGACTGCCGCCGCTGGTGTGACGCTGGTGAATGGTCTGCCGACTGCCACTGCCACTGCCACCATCGCACCCGTGCTGTACATTGAGGTGGCATCGTCCGAGAAACTCCTGCTGTCTCCCTTCATCTTTGCCGACAAGCATGGTATGTCCACCGGTCTGTTTGGTGTCCAGAACATCCAGTTGCTTGCCAACTTGGGTGCCGCAGGTCGTGTGTTGAGGTTCTCTTCTGCCCTCGCAGGAGCAGCCACAGTAGCATTTGCCTCTTCTGTGACCCCCTTCAACAACCCTCGACTGAACGTCCAGTTCCTGACCCCTGCTCTGGATGTGCCTCTGCCGCCCAAGTCCGTCGTGCCTTACATGGAGTACCCTCGTTACATCACACCTGCCACGGCAGCGTGGTCAAGCGTGAGTACCGCAGTAGGCACATTGAGTTCAGCACAGATTACCTCCAACACCATCACCCTGCCCAACATCCCTGACCTGCTGATGATTTATGCCGTGCCTTCCGCAGCACAAGCACCTACCAGTGGTGACTATGTCTTCCCAGTCAGTCAGATTAGCATCAACTTTGACAACTTCTCCGGTCTCCTCGCAGGTCACACACAGGAGCAACTCTACGAGATGTCAGTTGCCAACGGACTGGACATGGATTGGAACACGTGGTCAGGTCTGGGTGCGTCGGCACAGGCTGGAACGTTCGCCAACCCAGTGACTGCTCGTGCGGGTCTGGCTCTGGCAGGTGGTCCTCTTGTCCTCCGCCCTGGTCGTGACATTGCTCTCCAGGCAGGTCAAGCACCGGGTCTGGTCGGCAACTTTACCTTCCAGTTCAGTGCGACAGTCAGTTCCTACCTGTCCTCTCCTTCCGCATCCGTCAACCTGTATGTGGTCGCCATCAGTTCTGGGTTCTTCGAGACCATCAAGGGGTCTAGCCGCATCATCAAGGGTGTGCTGACCGAGTCTGACATCCTGTCTGCCCCCATGGCAGCACCAGGTGCCGAGTTGGAGAGGGACGTGGGTGGACGTCGTCAGCCAGAGGTCGCCATGGCAAAGGCAGCAGCACGGGGAGTCCGCACTGCCATG